TTAGAAAATGCTTCATCAGGCTCTACTGGTTTATCAACATTGATGATTTCCTCATTGACACCATCAGTGTCTAACTCAACCTCTTGTTGAGGTTTGTTTTCTTCTGCCATTTTACCCTCCTAGTAATGGTGCAAAATATCGGCAGGATTAGATATGGTAGCGATGATTTCATCATCGTTTAAGATCCGCACTTCTCCTCCGTCTATTTTGAATCGAGAGCCTGCGTATCTTCCGAAGATAACCCAATCTTTTTCGTTACACCATTTGCCTAAAGGAAATTTTTCTTTGTCTCTATAACAAAGATTTCCTTGTTTAAGCACAAGGCCAACGACAGTTGTTAACTGAATTGTTTCTTGGGTTTGTTCACTAAGATATAAACCACCTTTAGTCTTTTTAGGACCTGAATACGGAAGAATTAACATTCTATAACCCGTAGGTGTAGGTAATCTATCTAATAATGATTTGTCTATTGCTTTTTCGTCTAAGACTTGTTTGACTTCAGCTTCGTCTTTGTAAGCTTTTTCCAATGTCTCAGTCCGTTTCGGTTGCTCCGTGGACTCTGTCATTTTATTGCTCCTGTTTTTTAAGCAAGTCTATTATGTCTTGCTGCAAGTCATCAAGTGACTTGATCTGTCCTCTAATATAGTGAAGGTCGTTAGTATTGTCAACATCTCTAACTAATGTTTCTTTTAGACGTTCTTTTCTTCTATGTATAAGTTTTTTTATAATGTCGTTAGACGCTGTATCAATCGCCATTTTTCTCCAAACAAACTTTATTTTTACCTTTTTCTAAAATTTCAAAACCAAAATATCTCATACATTTAACGATTAAATTCATATCATAATATTCATAATCATCAAATATTATTCTAGTATGTGGACAGGATCTAACAGCAAAAAACAATGATTCTGCTAAAACAGCTTTTGTTGTGTGAGGTCCATCTAGAAATACAAATGAATATTTTAAACCTGAATAAACATTATGGCACATAAAATCTGTGTCTGTCATATTTGCAAAATGAAAAAGACCTCTATGTGTATATTGAGCAAAATCTTTAATCATTTGATCACGCATCGAGTCTGGGTAAGATGGAGCTTTACCTACAGGAAGATCTCCCCATTGAAAATGTTTTTGATCATCAAAATGTTGATAATCTAAATCACCATAAGGATCAACACCGATATGAAGATATGAATTTTTTACGTTTTCTATAATTGTTTTTGATCCTCTACCTTCTCGTATGCCAATCTCACAACTATAGTAACCCTGACAATCAAAATCTTTAGACCACTTTTCTAGTAACTTGTAATCAGCAGAGTCGCCTCTAATCATATTTATTTTTTTCCGTTACGGAAGATCTGTGTGCCCTTTATTCCAAAAATACTCGCTACAACCAAAATCCACAGGTTTGTAAACCAAGATGGAAGTGACTGGAAATGGTCAAAGAAAATTTTTACTTTATCCATAGCAGTTGGGTCATCAGATATTACCGCCCAAGCAAGCACAGCTATCGGAGCCGAAAGAATAAGCAAAACAAATTCGTCTTTCCAGTCCGATTGTCTTGCCTCCAAGAGTTTACCTTGGTAAGCCTCCTCGCCCCGAGCTTGTCGCTCAGCATGTAGTAATTGTGCTTCTGACATTGCCATCTTTGCTTTTTGTCTATTAGCGTATATCTTAGATCCAGCTTGTACTGCAACTTTAAGTGCGCTTAACCACATTTTTTAATACTCCTTCTAATTTTTTATACTTTTCTCTACCGTTAGCATCTTCACAATATTTTTTCAATACCTCATCTATCTTAAGTTTTCTTCTTGCGCTTAGATAATTATATATTTTAAAATAAATATTAACAGCTGCTTTGCCTCTAGCTCGCCATCTCCAGCTATCTAAGTGATGTTCTTGTCTAGGTTTAATATACACAACCGAGCCTGTATTAAAAAATTCATGTATTCTATCGATTACATCCTTATCTGTCATTTCTACAGATACAGATGGAATTGAATAATCTTTTTTTGTTTTTTCGTAGGAGATATAACCTTCGCCATCAATTATTCCAGCAAAGTATGCTTCTAAGTTAGATTCTTTTTTTTCTTTTATTGGAAACTTTAATACCTTGTGGGTTTGGTCCCCTTTTAGGTGGTGGTCCAAATTTTTTACCACCACTAAGCCCTTTTCGTTTTCTTCTTGACACGTTTGATTTTACCTTTGTTTAAAGATGCATAAAATACTTGTTCACCTCTCTTAGAACCGTATTGTTTTTTCATAGATTTCATAATTTTTTGACCTTTTTCATTTAATGGCATATTTTAATCTCCCAAATCTGGAAACTCTTTTAGTTCCTTATTAACAGTTTTTGCAGCCTCTTTATGAGCTGATGAACTACTTAAACCTGCAGCTCTATTCTCGTTATATTCTTTTTTTAACATTTTATTAAATTTTTTAGTTGCACCTTTTACTATTGGATCACCTAATTTAAACGCAACTCCCAAAAAATATCTTTTTATAGGCATTATTTTTCTAATTTTCTTTCTGCAATATCTAATCTTTTATCAGACTGCTCATCTTGTTGAGCTAATCTGTTATATTCAAGATCTAATTTGTTTGCTTGTCTTAAATTTTCTTGGTCTTGCTTAAATTTAGTTTCATCTGCTTTTCTTTGCATGTCCATAGCTCTTAAATCAACTTCTTGTTGTTTAATTCTTACTAATGGATCTTGTTTTGCCATGCTAGCTTGCATTTCACCTTTAACTAAGTCTGCTGTGATCTCAGCTACAGCTGTTGCAACCGCTGCATCAAACCTTATTTGAAATGATTGAGGGTCTGTTCGTTGTAAATTTACTAATTGTGGGTCTTGTGCCATTTGTTCCGCCACTTCTGCCTTTGCTTTAAAAGAAATATGGTCAGAAACGTGCGATTGTAACAAAGCATAAACAGCAGGATTGATTTGAACCATTCTAGATTCCATAAAAGCAGTGTGTGCAGCTATGTGTGCATCATGATCTTGGAATTCAAAAGCTGTAAGAAGCTGCATTTGCAATGCTCTTGCATTTTCTTTAGCTGGATCCATTGGTTCAGGTTGTTTTTTTGGTGGTTTTAACAACGTATCTATCTGTTTAGTGCCTAAAGCTTCGTAAACTCTTCGATACGCTTCATGAATGTTGTGTAATTGCGGATTTGAGCTAGCAATTTGCAGTTGAGTTTGTGCTAAAGTCACTCTTTGAGCCATTGACATAATGTTTGGGTCTGCAACAGGTAAAATATCAACTCTAGAATCAAAATCTAATGCTTTTATTTGTCTAGGACCACCATAAACTTCGTACGGATACTCTGGTGGTAAGTATTCAGAACAAATTCTAGCTAAAATTTTAAATTCTTGACGCATAGCGTAGTAACAACGCTTATGAACACCACTCATTACTCTAGAACCACGTTCCATAAGAGCAATAGTTGTGCCCACAGCCCTGTTTTGCGTGTCATTACCCACTGCTGTATCGGTTATTTGGGCAAATTTTTGACCCGCTTGCACTACAAAACCAAGTAAATTAAAAAGGGTTGTACTTGGTTCAGAGAAAGGTAAGTTAAAAAACTGATCTCGTATGTTTCCACCTGGTGCATCAACGTCTCTAAATTCTCCAGGTTGTATAGGTTGGTCGTCATCTCGCACTCTGATGCCTCTCGATTTAAATCCTGCTGGTAAATTTTTTAATGTTCCTGCATCTATCAACTGTCTTAACGCAACTGTTGCAGCTCTAGAGAGTCCACCAATGGTATGTATCAAACCAAAACCATAAAAACCTAATCCTGGTAGAAATTTGTAATGAACAAAATTTTCTACTCTCGTGTAGTTAGGATCATCGATTCTGTAATTTCTGTAAATAGATAAAACTTCTGCTGAACTTTCGTCAATAGTAACAATATAAGGAATCTTAATAGCTTTTTTAATTCGTTGATCAAAGTTTTCGTAGTCATCTAAATTTAACTCAACGTGCATTTCTAAAATAGTATGGATGTAATCAGTAAATCCTGGTTTGACTCCATCTAGCTCGTCAATCTTTTGTTGAAGATCATTATCTTGTACATTAGGTCTTGGTAATTCTATATTTCTATAAAATTCTGCAGCCATCTTTTTATTTATTTCATTCTCCGTCATTTTAATGACATGAGTTATTCTACCAGCGTCTTTTAAATCTGAAGCGTAGTAAGGAACTACTAAATCTTCTGCAGGTATAAATTTTGAAACAGGTCTTTTTAAAAATCCATCGAAGTAAACTTTTTTAAATGTAGATCCTGATAAAGGTAAGTAATATAACATTTGATCCATGTCAGTTGTGTAGTCATCCATTTTCTCCATAAGAAGATAATTCATATACTCTTTGACACGATCTGCTTGTTGTTCGGTAGCCGGTGTTCGTAAGCCTATAACTTGTGTTCTAACTGGGCCATCACTAGGTAATAATTCTTTGTATGCTGTAGCTTGAAAAGTAGTAGCACTTTCACTTAATAACGGATGGGTGACACCGGAAGCCCCTTTGAATGGTCTTGTTTGTTCCATGTATTTAACACCTAACAAATCTAAACCTTTAGTATAACCTTCCTCCCATTCTTTTCTAGATTCTTTGTCTTTTTTGTACTCTGAAATTAACTCCATGCCCAAACGTTTAAGAGTTCTTTCATCCATGTCCTCAGCTAAATTACCATCAAAATCATCAGACACTGTTTCTTCAACAGTCTCTTCTCCTTCTATTGTAACTTCTGGTGGAAGACCTTCAGGTTGCTCCTTGATTTCTTCAACTTTAGTTTCCTCTTCAATGTTTTCGGTAATTCCCTTTTCTACAGCCATAGCTTAATTTATCATAAGGTTTTAAAGATATCCACTACTAAGCCACCCTCAGACTTATATAGTTTCTGTGTATACGCCATACCTGGTTTAACTTCAACAGCAAAAGCATCAAAATACAATCTTGGATCGTTTTCTTGTATAAGTTTATATCCTTTCATTGGAGCATTAGATGCTGTTTCATGATACTCACTAACAACTTTTTTTCCTCCTTTTGCATCAGGATAAGTAAAATTTTCTTTCATTACCTCTTTATACGGCTTTTTAGGATCAGATAAAGATAATTTAATAGTGCCTGCTTTAGAATCATTAAATTTAGCAGCTTTCTTCATAAGTTGAGGCATGATTGCTTGTCCTTTTTTATCTATACCTTTACCAGTGGCATAACCATAAAATCTTTCATTACCTGCTTTATAGCCTTGTCTAAAATGTAATTTGTTAAATGGCATGACAGCTACGAAATCAATATTTTCTTTAGCAGCTTTGTTCATTAAAAATTTAAGTGCATAATCTCCGTATGCATCAGAATCTAGTAAGGGAAAATAATCTAATTTTTCTTTTCCAGAATAAAAATCTCCTTTTTGAAAAGTATTATTAATTTGTTGATTTATATTTTTTAAATCATCAGAGATTGCTCTTGCTTTATTAAATTGATTTTTAGCAATGGCATCATCCATATCTCTTAATAATTTTGTTCTAGAATTTACAAGTAAATCTAATTCGATATCTTTTTGAAAAGGGTTAACTCTTCTCTGTCCTCCAAATGCTTCCTTAGCTGTAAGTTGTTTAGCAATAGACTGATTAGCATCGGACTGAATCTCATGTATGACCAAGGCTTTCTTTCCATCAGGTGTTATTCTTGTATCATATCGAACATGAAATAAATTATTTTTAAGATCATCGTAATGGCCTAAGTTTGTCATAGATCTTCGATTACCTATTATAGGTTCATCAAGAACGAACACAGTCTCCCTATAATTATTACCACCTTGAAAGGTATAGCTAGTTTCGTTTTGATATTTAACAGGTCTTACATTACCGCCACCTCTAGATATTCTAATAAGCTCATCTACTCCCCCTAGTACACCATTTATCTGAACCCTAGAGTTTTGTGAGATGGCTGCTGATTTTTTTAAGTCTGACAAATCTGCTCTCAAATTAGCATAAATTTTTGCTATACTATTTTGATCACCTGTCTGTATCGCTCTTTTTAAACCATCTAAGTTTCTTTTTAAATCTGGAAACACTGGTATCTGCTGATTAGTTTTTGCTAGATCATCAATCTTACTAGATAAACCTTTAAAAATAGTATCTACCTTTGGTGAAGAAAACACACCACCATATTCAACTGGTTTTAATCTATTAACAGGGTTCATCTTTATCATGTTACCAATATCTTGTGCTGATAACTTTAAACCAAATCGTTTAGCTGCACCTATTAGTCCACCAGTAATATTTCCAAAGTCATCAAAGGTTGCAAGGTTAGTATCAAAAAGTTCTTCCTTATTTATGGTAGCTTCTTTACCAGCAAACCTAGATCCTTTGTCATAAGTAAATCTTTTGGGTCCTCTTTCTATTCGAGTTGTGGGTTTACCAAAAACTTTGTAATTAACTTTTCTAGAGGAAGTTAAATGATCAATCCATTCATCTGCAGAATATTTACCGGGTCCTTTTCTCATAACCCAATCGTAAGTTGATGAACCAAAAGCAGGTTGTCTTGTTTCACCCATCAATAGATCATCAGTTATTTTACGATCTACTTTTACAGGTAGCTCTGCATCTCTTTTTGCTAGTTGTTTGGCTGTTTGTGTTTTAGCTTCAGGTGTATAAGTAATTAATTTTTGTGACTCTCCTGATACAGGATCAGTTTTTTTCTTTTTGAGAAGTTGAGAGATTCCCCGTTTGAAAAGTTCCTTGAGGGCCATGAACCCTCCTAGTACATTTTAGTAGGTTTGTTTCTACCAAGTTTGCATTTAACTTTAACAGACTTACCTGATTTCATACCAATTGGGTTTGGTCTCATCATCATGCCACCGCCCATTTTCCCTTGAGCCTTAAGTCTTTGTGTAGCTTCAGTTAATCCGCCACCCATGTAACCGCCCATGCCTTTAATAACATCTGCTTTTCTTTTTTTTCTAGCTTCTTTAAGTTTCTTTACAGTATCTCTCCCTACCATCATTCCAACTCTAGCCATCATGGGTCTTTTCATCATCATACCGCCACCCATTTTTTTATCAGGTCTTTTTGTAAAAGGTTTTTTACCGGTTCTTTTCTCGTACATTTTTTCTAATGCTGCTTTACCTAGTAATGCAGCTCCTGCAACACCAGCTGCAATCTTTCCTATTCTTGTAGCTTTGGCTGCTTCTGCTGCTCTAGAGCCAAGTTGTTTTCCTACTTTCATAGGCATA